AAACTGAGATACTAATAAAGGGGCTAGATCCAAAGTTCAAAACCATTGTTGGATTAGTTTCAGAATTTTGAATCGTGTGGCCTACAAGAAGGGAGTTAGTAGCTAATCTGTCTGCTCCAATAGTTCCCTTTACTATCAGATCACCGTTAATTACCACGCTAGGGTCTGTCCAACTTCCGGTCCAATATCTAGTGGAAGCGGCTGTTGCTGACGCAGCGTTGGTAATGGTTACAGTATCACCAACACGTAAGTGCGAAGTAGATGCTAAATCTGTGGTGCCGACTTCTCCAGTTATCATATTATAGATAATTCTATTAGCTTTATTATCTGACCAGCTAGACGAGTATATACCATACTGTTTGCCATAACCTGTCAAACTTCCGCGAGCACCTGTAGGTCCGGGAACAGTTGAGTCAGACCCTCTTGCCCCCGCAGGTATTGTAAAGTCTAATACTGCTGCAGCGCCAGTACCTCTATTACTAACACTGGCCGATGTACCTGCTGCTCCTGTAGTTATTGTACCTACTGAAACTGTAGCTGGCGTACCAGGCGTACCGTCAGCACCAATAGCACCTACAGGCCCAAATCTTAGCGACTTAGCGTGAGATCCAATGCTATAAAAACTACTATCGGCGTAAAGCTTAAGATTAGAGCCAACACCTTTATCAACAGTTCTTTTTAATACACCATCTTTATAGTATTTTACATATCTACCATCGTATACAATGCTTAGTACTGTGTTAACAGTGTAGCTTCCTTGAGCCCCAATATTGGCACCATTTTCATATATACCGGTAGCGGCGTTAGCATCACAATACCAAGCGTAATCAATAGTATTATAGCTACTATTTTCGGTAGGGCTAGAATCTAAACCTATCATCACAGCACTAGTAGTATTGCCAGGCATAAAAGATATATATGCACCAGCAATAAAACTTTCAGCAGAGTACCTGTGTGAGTTCCAAGTAAAATCCGTATAAGAGGCATTAGATACCCTCTGTAGTTCAGTACCTGTAACTATTTTGACAGAAGAATCTCCTAGCCAAGTTACACTTCCTGCTACAGCTACTGCACTAGCCGCAGAACTGGCAGCATTGGATGCATCGGATGCCGCTTGAGTTGCAGCATTTTTTGCAGTATTTAATACTGTAAACACACTGGTTCCAGAAGAATCAGTAATACTTAATCCACCACCATCAAACTTTAGTTGAGCACCCGCAGGATCTCCCACACGCAAGTAACCGTTATTGTCAACATAAAAGCCAGTACCAGCACCAAGAGCTGTAGCATCTCCGCCTTTAAGTGCCCCAGTAATACTTAAAGTACCTGTGTTAGCGCTAATAGCCTGTAAGTTACCTACTTTTAGGGAACTTATATATGGGTAGCCCCAAGTAGTATTTCCTGCACTAACATAGACGCCATCACTTTGGTAAAGCGTTTCGCCTTCGGCTATTGTCGTTGGTGCTGTTGCTGACCAAGTTTTACCTGTAAACCAGGTACCAGCAGCTGGCAATGTATCACCAGCTGCAGTATACTGAGTAGGCGTTCCCGCGGGTGCAGTAGTTGCTAGAACATAAGCTCGGCGAGCTGCAGAACCGTCCGTTCCATAGTAACTAATTGGGGTTATGCTTGCCCGCGTCCAATCAATGGTACTAGTTGGTTGAGAGGTTACTTCTTGTATAAAAACTTCAGCAGAGTATAAAATCTGCCCCGCTGCTCGGGTTGGTGCCGTTGTAGACCAGTCTGTTGGAGCCGAATAAGTCCCACTAGACCAAGTTAGTGTGCTTGTACCTGTAATACCAGGTATACTAGTAGCATTTCGATATACAATTACTGTTTTGGTTTTTATTACTTCATTAGCTTCAGTAGTTATTGCTCTTACTGTAGCACCTGTCCAAGTAGTTGAAATTTGAGTATTAACTACACTTGCTTCAGCAGAAATGCTTTTTGTAGCTTTCCACAACCCAATACCAACAGTACCAGGGTTTGCTATTGGCGCTAGTTTCCACTGATCCCCACCGTTATAAACCTGCGTATCTGTAGTCCAGGTGTAGGTACTAGTACCACTTGGAAGTGCCGGTGTACCAACACTCCAAATATATAGAGCTAGTTCTTTACCTTGTAGTCCACCTACACCAGCTTTAGCTTTAGTAATAGTATATGTAGTATTATATACTATATTATTTCTTGTAGCGGTTAATGTAAAGTTACTAGAGTTACCTATCCAAGCATTAGGCCCAGTCTGGCTTAGAGTTATTTTACCCGTAGTGCTGTTTACACTAACAGTTAATCCGTTAAGAACCTGCGAAGCTGGTCCATACGTAATACCTTCAGTGATTTTAACTACGCCATTGTACAGCTCTACAAAATTATCGGCGGTTGGTAAAGTATAACCGCTACCATCATTATATGTTGGCACTAAGTCTATGGGGTTTTGTACTTTTGCAACTAATTGATTTAATATTCTTGTGATCGTAACTGGTGTGGCTAAATAAGTGGATCCCTGCCAATTAACACTAGCATTAATAGTGGCAAAATCACTAGTGAACTTGGAAGGATCTATTATTAATTTATTAGGGTCTGTTGGGTCTACTGAGGGTGCTTGGCTAAACCCACTAGTAGTAAATACTACTGTACCTTGTAGTTTACCAACTAAACTTGCTGTTACAGTTACCTGTGCTGGTTGAGCTACGTTATCTGTACCATATTTAAATTGTAAACTTGAAGCGTTTAACACAAGATAATTAGCGCTAATTTGTAACACCCTAGGTGTAGTGTTTTGCAGAGCAATATCTCTGGAATTAATTGGTATATTCATATTACACTAATACCCCTATGTTTACTAATCCAGTAGTCCAATTTCTTGTAACTGAATAAACTAGCCCCAGCTTACCGTTTGATAAGCCAAATCTTGCAGATGATATTTGTACTACATCACCTAATTGAACAAACATTAAGTGTGGTAAATAGTCTGCACTTACAATATACCTTTGGTCTTGCCATAAGGTAAGTCTTTTTGTTGCCTCTGTTTCAGCATCAGTAGTAGTAATTAGAAGAGTTTCTTCCTCTGTTACACTACCACTATCTCGATATAAGCTCTTTTTAACAGTGTTTACTTTATCTATGTACAACCATTGTTCATCAAATTTACTGGCAGGGTTAATACCTTCTGCCACACTTGCCTGTACTGTGTAATTTTTGCAATAGCCCAGTTTAACACTTGGGTTAACTGGGAACATTTGAGTAATACTAAGTGAGTTAATTACCATATTATTATCGTCTAGATAATACTTTGGCGTGCCTGTGGGTTGTTTAATTTCCACAAGTTTTAACTTGCTATTACTTACCACCCCATTATTTACTACAATTGACGGACATATTAGATTAGTATTTAAACTTTTTGCAAGTTGATTACATGCATCTAGTATATTGGTTTGTTCGTTACAATAGAACCCTACGGCGCTAGTATTTGTATAATCATCAAAACTTATTTCAGATTCTGTGAAACGATTTTCAACAGTGCCATAGTTAGTAACTATTTGTTTTATAATTCCAGGTACTGTATTTATATAAGGCGTCCTACCCTGTGCACTACATGTAATAGTGCCAAAAGGTTTAGTTAACAAAGTAAATGTGCCTGTACTATTAGATGGTGTTACTAGAATAGGTACACCATTATCACGTACTTCTACTAGACCACTAATAGCTCCATCATGTACCATGTAAACTTGTCCAAGGCCTGCTGCACCTCCCTTATCCATTAATAGTGGCTGTAAATTAAAAGCCTCTCCAAATAGTAATGGTAGTACAGTGTTTAAGGTACCTTCAGAATATGCAGGTAAACTTGCAGCTAACCTCTCTTGAGCATTTGTTGCTAGAGTGCGTGCTGAAATAGGGTCATTTAAACGCTGCAATTTGTCAAACAGCGTAAAGCTCAAAGTGTTTTCACTGGGCGCGGTTATCTCTTGTACTAGACCATCAAAGATTAGTACAAAATCATCTTTAGGCCAACTAGGATCACCCAGGTAAACTTTGATAGGCCTTTTGCTCCATACGTACTGTAAGTAGTCGTCATGAATACCACCAGTGTTTACAAAGTCTAAGCTACCAAAACTTAACGACGCTTGTCCGCCTGCATTTAATGACTCACCGAAACTTAAGCCACCAGTTATAGCAGCATTATAGCTTTGATTATTGCCAAAGTAGGCAATATTAGACAGAAAGAAGTCGGAAACTGGTGAGTTTCCGACTTCGGTAATATCTGCTAGTATGCATTTAATGTGACCTGGCGTATTAAGCCAAGCCACAATTTCTGTTACTGTTTTCATTTAATAGTAGCCTTATTCTGAATACGGGTTACTTGAACAGTTTTGTCAGACCCATCATTAACTGCTTGCGCAATTTGCTCAGTGTTACGTTCAGTAGCTTGAGCGTTCATTACTGCACCTTCAGCAACGGTACGTTCTAGACTATCAATCTTCTGATTTAATTCACGAATCTGCACGCACATATCGCGAGTGTAATTATCAGTATCAGTTAGTCTTGTCATTAGTTTGAAGTTATCTGCCATTGGAATAATACGTTCACCACGGTGAATTTGTGCAACCATATCATTTGGAACATAGTTAGTACCTACTGCAAATGCTGGAGCTTTATACCCAGTAGCAGCAAGTGTTGCGTTAGCGGCCAAATAAGTAGCTAATAAATTAGCCGTTGATTGGCTTGCTGTCTGAATGTTTTGTAGATACTTGTTAGAGTCTTCTAATTGTGTTAGTTGCTTTTCAGCATCTGTTTTTTGCAGTTCTAGTAAACCACTAGTTGTACCGATGTAACCTAATACAGTATTAAAGTCCTCTGTGTACTGCGCACCACTTGCAAATAGTTCACGACTTAACCCGAGGAATTTATCAGTTTGCCCAGATAATTTGCCGATGGCAGCGTTACGAGCTTCTTCTTCTTCCACAGTTACGGGCTTAGAATTAATTATTGATAACAAGCTATTAATATCAGACTTTGCGGCGGCATACAACTGACTTGTAGTCATTGTACTCTTATCACCACTCATTAGAGCGTTCTTATAGTCGCTTAAACTTGAGATCTGAGACTTAATTGTTTTAGTTACATTTTCTAAGTTAGTTTTTAAGTTTTTAGCTGCTGTTTGTTGGTCTTGGATAGCCCAGATTTGTTTCTGTATTCCTTGGTTACTTGCATCTAAGGCATCCAGTTCTTTTTGACGCAACTTAACAGTGTCGCCTTCAAGTTCTAGTATCTTATTCTGTAGCCCAGCTCGTTGATCAAGTACCTTTTCATCGGCTTTAGCTAATGCGTCTATGCCAGGAGCTAGATTCATCAAAGCTTGATAAGTTTCTCTACCGGTAACAGTAGTAACGTCTAATGATCTAACTAAATCTTTGAAACCTTCGCGACTAATATTTGTGCTAATGTTTAATCTTGTTAGTTCTTTATTTACTGCGTTTTGTACAGGTACTAAACGCTCTGATTCGCTTAAGAAGTTGGTGCTAAAAAACTCATACTGGCTTATAAGATTTTCTAGTGTACCTGCTTCTTTTACCATTGCTTCTGTTATATCAAACAAGCCTGTTACTATGGTATCAATACCCATATTTGTAAGTACTTGTTGGATCTTGGTATTAGCATCAACAACTCTAGTAACTGTAGTTAAGTATTCCTCACCAAATTTACGATAAGGTATAAAACTTGAAAACAGTATTTTTGCAGCGTCGTCTAGCTTACTACCAATTACGGAATTAAGTGCTTCTACAATCTGATTACCTGTTAGCCCCTTTAGATCAATATCTCCTTCAATGCCCTCAAAGCTCATTGTATTAAATATACCTTGTACTTGATCTTTAGTTACTCCGGCAACCTTACCTAACTCTACAAAAGTATCTTTGGCATTTACGAATATTTCCCTTAGTGATTCAGTTACTTTATAAGTTAGAAACTCTGTTTCACGCGCTCTATTAGTGCTTGTACTTCCTCCACCAAATAGGCCACCACTTTTAGTTACTGTTTTTAGTAAGTCCTTGTACTGCATAATTTGAGTACCAGTACTATCTATAATTTGTTCTAAAGTTCCGCGTAGCTGAATACCGGCACTTTCAACAGAGATAGAAGTACTTGTACCTCCACCAAATATTTTACCAGCAATACCACCTATTACCCCACCTACAGCAGGTATACTTCCAAATAGTTTTTCTAGCCCACCCTTGGTACTGTTAGTACCTTCTAATGTTCCAAAGCCAGTTCCGCCTTGACGAAGACCAGGAATTGAGTAAATAGCTTGAGAAGCACCAGTTATTGCATTAGCAACACGCTGGAAGGATTTTAGTAATTTATTGTCGTAATCTAATCCGTCAATAGAGTTATTTCTGATAATTTCTAAAGACTTGTTAATACTATCAACTTTGCTAGAACTATCGCCAAATACACCTCTACCAGTTTCAACTTTATTACCTTGTGAGTCATATGTTGTACCAGTTCCTTGAGTTTCTTGACGTTGTTCACTATTCATAGCAAACCCTGCACTTGAAGAACCTCCCCCACTGAAACTTGCACCAATTTGGCTTAGCAATCCTGCAACAACTGCTGCAGTAGCAGCACCTGCGGCAATGTTAAGTGGAAAAGGCATACTTGCAATAGCTTTTACAACTGCAGCAACGCCGTTTATACCTGCCTCTACTATTGCAGCTCCATTTTTAGTAACAGAATTTTTAACGGACATAGCTGTTGCCCAGCCTTCCCTCGCTACCTCTTGTGCCCACATAGCCATCTTATATATATGCATGGCTTTTTCAATTTTATCTAGGGCTTTATATGCAAATGTCTTTTCTTTGAATAGCTTTTTAGTAGATGCAACGGCATTAGCTTGGTCTGTTAGTTCTGCGCGAGATTGCTGGCGCTGAAACTTTGCTAGTTCTTCGCCTTCAAGCTTTGTATTCTTAAGAGCCTCATCACGCTTCTTTTGATTTGTGGTTAACGTATCAAAAGCAAGTACTGTATCTCCTAAAGCTTTACCAGTGTCTCCAAATGCAGAGCCTAAGCTTTCAGCCACACTCTTAATATCTGCTAAATGCATTGCTTGTTTAGCTAGCTGATCATTTAACTGACCTTGCAGAGAGATGCTTTCTTTTGCTATTTTGTTTATCTCAGTGTTAGTATCTAATTTTAGCTTAGCTAGATCAGAATCTGCTTTAGCATTTGTTAGCCCAGTACTAGCTGCGGCCACGGCTTCTTCAGCACCAGTATTTCCTGGATTAATAAGGGCTGCCTTTACTGATTCATCAAATATCTTTTGTGCAACTCTTTCAGCTTCTTTTTTAGCATTTAGCTCGTTTGTAAGTCTTAGGTCTTCTTCCGCAAACTTTAACTTTTGAATATCAAGGTCGCTTTGAGTTTTAGATCTACTTAATGTAAGTTCATCTACATAACCAAGCTGAGACTTTAAATCAAGTTCGCGTTGTGCTGCATTAATTCTAGCTTCCTGAACTGAAGTACTTAGTGCTAGCGTCTGCTGTTCAATACCTGCTTTAAACGCAATCTCAGCTTGTATAGCGGCACCTTTCGCCTTAATATCATTAATTTGAAGTGCGTAATCTTTAGCAGACTTATCTAGTTCTAAGTTCTTAACTTTTTCTGCATTTTGAGCTTTTAGACTTTCGTAATTATCTTTATTTAATAAACTACCGGCTTCTTTGTAAGCTCGCTCTATGTCTGCTAATTCTTTAGTTAGTGTTAATTCTTTTGTTAAGAAGTCATCGTTAATAATAGCTTGTTGAGTAGCAGTTTTTGCATCAATTATACTGGCAGAACTATAAGAGTTTAGTTGCTCAGCTGTCGCGAGAAACTGGTTTTGTATTTCTAGTCTTGCTTTATCAATAGCTATTTTTTCTACTTCTACTTTTAAAGAGTACTGGTCTGCTTTAGTCTGTCTATCAAACGCGGCTTTTTGTTGCTCTGCTTTAACTT